AGAGCAAGTAATTGTTCTACTCTCATCCAACGTCTGAGATACAGACGGTGGAGGATTTATTCCTTATTTGGATCTACTGCAATTTGCAGCATAGCATCTAACACTGAGGATCTATTCTTCACTGGCCCCGACGTAATTCGGGTATCCAATGGACTATCCACTACTCTTTAGGATTAGTAGGTCTCAGCGTTCGCAGCGCAGGCGGAGATGTTTAGGCTAGCACCCTACATACTTCGTCGAGAGGAAAATTCTATCGACATAGAGATAAGAAACTGGATACCAGAGGCATCATACAGGTTCTTTCTAATATGGAATAATAGTATGTATAAGTGAAAGTAAGATTTCTTAATAAAGTTACTCTTTTATTATTAAGTCTTTTGTAATAGTTTTAGATTAAGAAAGCGATGCCTGTCTAGGCAGTAACTTCTTAGGGTGAACCCCGATTCTTATGAAGAAATTATATATAAAGGACCTCTGATAATGAAATGAAGTATAATAAAAGTTACTCTTTTATTTATCATACGGGGTTTCCATAGTTGAAAGCTCGATCATGTACTGACAACCTCACTGGTTTAATAAGCCAGAACTTCGAATGGTGCCCTGCAGCCTAGCTCCGATTTTATTGGAGCGGGAACTGAAGTGTTAAAGACAAATTATTAACTTAATAAATTAATAAAGCTACACAAACAATACTAAAAATACTGCGAAATCAAGTCGCAACATTTATTAGGAATGTTGGTAGCGCCTTTAACTGGGCTCGAGTCGTAAAAAGCTCGACAGCAATGATGTCTCCTATGTTAAACATAGGAAGCATGATTGCCGGTACTAGATCGAAATCTATGGTTTTGGGATCATTGCATTTATGCCGTTTTGCTTCTAAAAAGGTTCGAAAAGAAGGGTATAAGAGTTTATCTCTTTACCTTAAAGCAAGTACTCAATACTTGTTTGCTGTTCAGAGTGGAAAACCACTCCGAAATTCAGCTCTTTTTGGACCTCATGTAAGCTTAACGGGGGGAGGTGTACCGCGCTTCATTCCAGTATTCTGGAGAAGACGTATGTCGGAGCCTTGTTGAGAATTCACTTTAGTATTGTCTTATTGTGGTTTATATCGGGTTCTTGATGTTCCCGGTAAAATCGACATTAAAACAATAGTGCAACCTGGTATAACAATTAAGGACTCAATCCATGAGTCAGCAAAGTTATTTGGAAGCACACTTCCTAAGTGAGAGAAAAGATTGCCTTGGAATCCTTCACCAATGCTGTCTAGTGGACCAGGATCATCTACTGTTAGAAAACAACTCAACCTTAAAAAGGTGAGTGTTAACTCTCAGAGTTGTCTTGGGACGTATGCAGCTTCTATTCTTAGAATACCGAGCCTATCAGCAGCAATGCTGAATATGGCCGTTCATCTAAGACTGAAAAGTCAGATTTCTAATATTTTTGATATTGGAAAAATGATATTGATGGAGTTTCCTACAATCGATTCTCTTCCATTAGGAAAGCTGGCTACAAAGGCAGAACCTAACAAAGTTAGGGTCTTTGCCATTGTAGATCCAGTTACCCAGTGGTTATGCCAACCGTTACACAGACACTTATTCTCTGTTCTTAGAACAAGATTTAAGGGGGTCGATGCGACTTTCGATCAAGTTGCTGGTGTGGAAAGAGCTAGAGTAGCTATAAGTAAAACTAATAACAAAGTTTTTAGTTATGACTTATCAGCTGCTACTGATAGACTTCCATTATCTATCCAAATTGAAATCCTTAACGGATTAAAAGATGGATTAGGTACAGCATGAGGTGAAGTATTAGTAGGTAGAGATTATTATCTCCCTTCTAAATACCAACACTTATTTTGAGAGAAAGGCAACCCGAACTACCCTAAGAGTGTTCGTTATGCTGTTGGACAACCAATGGGGGCCTTATCTTCTTGAGCTATGTTAGCTGTTACTCATCACTTTGCGGTTGAGTACGCAGCAAAGCAAGCTATAAGAGACAAGGTTCTAAAGCTCAACAAGCCCTTTGACCAATATATGGTCTTAGGTGACGACATTATAATATGAAACGAGATAGTAGCTAACTACTACTACAAATTTATGACTCAAGAATTAGGGGTTAAGATTAATTTAAATAAATCTTTAGTCTCTAACAAAGGAGTTTTTGAATTTGCTAAACGTCTTGTTCATCCGGTACAGGGTATAATTTCAGCAGTTCCACTAAAAGAATTCTCGCTAGTTTCGCAAAATATTGCGGTTTTAGCAACTTTATTTTCTAATTTTAGAAATAAAGTGAGAATTGCTAGTGTGTTTAGAATCTTTGGTTTTAATTATAAGGTATTAGGGAAACTTAATTCCTTAACCTTAAAATCAAGAGCAGGGTTCCTATTACAATGGGCATTAATGCCCGGTCTTACGGATAAATCATCTCCTAATTGGGGGGATTGATTCCAAAGATCAGGAATCGCTCCTAACACACTAGGACACGAAGCTATATCTCGCTATACTATTATAGAAGCCTTAACGGCTTTATTATCAAAGAGTTTCTTTGATAACTATGATGTGGTCCGTCTGAATACGGCTTATATTTTTAATTTTAATCTTTTAACAAAAGATTATAAGCGTATTTTCGACAACGACGATTTTGTTAACCGTTGTGACCACTATCTCAGTATAGTATATAGAGAGGTATTGCGGAAGGCCTTAGAAGAACGGAAATATTTCGATTCTCTAAGTACTCAAGGTGTCAAAATAGACGACTCTGGAATTGACCAGCTAGTTACTTTCTTATTGAAAGCTCCGGCTGCTTCCCAAGTTCTTTCAGAAGACATTGAAACACCACTTGGATCTGTATTAAAACTAGAAGCTGTTATACAGCGAATAGTTGTTAACAAATTAATACAAGTGAAGAATAATGTTTCTGCTTTTGCAGAACTTAATAAAACTCTCGAGTGAAATTGTGAGACTGAGTCTCATGAATCTCCTTGAGAGGTGCAATTTGTCTCAGAACAAAAATCCTTACCCGAGTGATTACCCGGGGAATCAGAAGTTAAAGTAGACAACATTGGAACTGAAGTGAATATCAGTTCTAAAGATGTCTTCTTTACTAATCTTCTTGATGATGAGGATTATGTTTTAATAGACGATGTTGAAGTTAAAAACGTGCCCTCTACAGAAGTTAAAACTGTAGATAAGGTTCAAAAGGACAATCCAGCCCCTGCTAAGGGGACTGCGGATGATCCGATTGAATTAGATTAACTTATAATCTAATACCTAATTAATTCAACAACTACTAACATATAATTCTATTTTGATAGAGAGTCTGACCATTGAGTTTCAGCACCCATGCACAGTAATACTGCGAAGGTGATATGGACTTAATTAAGGAGTTTTATTCAAATTGGTAGGTTTATTGTTATCTACTAAGAGTAGTAAACACCAGATTTAATACTCACCAACCTATTCTTAAGCTATCGGATGTATATCTAAAAGAAGTTTTTTCTTTTCTTTAGAGACACAACCTGTTATAAAAAACAGAGGAATATCCTATTTTTAATAATAAGATATCTTAAGTAGTTAAGTAGGTCAGGGTAAAGTTTCGAAGGGCTAAAGCCTATGCCTTAGATTCGCTGGTGGGGGAGAGTAGTGTGAGAATCATGAAATCCTCAGGAACTACGCTGGAAGCAGTAAGTTCCACTCGACCTTAATAACAATAACAATTTGAAGTTTTATAGATTACATCTAGTATTCGAACTAGTTTCTACTCGTACACACTAGAGGTGCTGGGTTTACCCATACCTTTAGCCTCTGTATGAGGTGTAGAAACTAATAAGAATTTAAGACGCATCTAAGCGCAAACTCACTCTAAAAAGGAAGTCCAAAAGACTGAAAGCCT